GGGGTTGGGGCCGTGGGCGGCAACGCTGGATCGTGGATCGCTACATCATCGAGGGAGATCCGTATCACTCCGAGACGTGGAATCGATTAACGGACAAGCTCAACCATCAGTATCGCCACGCCTCCGGCACCGAACTATCTATCGTTCGCATGGCAGTAGACTCCGGCTACGCTACGCAGGATGTATACCGGTGGGCAAAGCAGCAAGGCCCAGCGCGGGTCATGGTAGTCAAAGGAACGGACAGCGGGGCGGCGCTGGTAACCACTCCGCAGCAAGTCGAAATCACACAAAACGGAAAGAAGATCAAACACGGCGCTCGCGTGCACCTCGTAAACGTGTCGATGGCCAAGAGCGAACTGTACGGACTGTTGGCCAAGGAACGACCCGCGGATGGCGACCCGTACCCTTCAGGGTGGCTCCACTTCGCGAAGGATCTCGACGAAGAGTTCTTCCGCCAGTTGACCGCTGAGCAGATCGTTTCTCGAGTAGTCAAGGGCTACCGAAAACACGAATGGATCAAAACTCGCGAACGTAACGAGGATCTCGACTGCTGCAACTACGCCCGCGCCGCGGCGTCCGTGTTCGGATTGGATCGTTTCTCGGAACACCGGTGGATTGAGATGGAGCAGCAGCTCGGCGCCTGGCGGCCAAAGTCGCAATGGAAAGAGCAGGATCATCCTCCGGCCGTGGTTCCATCTCAATCCCCGGCGCAGGTTCAGCGTGTAGCGGCCGGCGCGCGGCGTCCTGACTGGTTCGGAAATCGTGGGAGGAACTGGCTGTAGATGTCCTGGTCTCAGTCGGACGTAGACGCACTCGAAAAGGCTATCGCAGTGGCTGCCGTGAAAGGCTGGGCGACCGTGCAGTTCGAGGGTCGCTCTATGCAGCGGTACACTCTCAGCGAGTTGCTGAACCTACGCGAAGTCATGCGCGCTGCCGTCTCCGGATCTTCTGGAAAAGTCATGTCGCGTCTAACGCGGTTCGATAAGCGATGAATACGCTCGACAGGATCATCTCGTACTTCTCGCCTGGATCCGCCTTGAAGCGGGCGCAGACTCGCGCCGCGGCGCACGCCATACTCTCGTATGAGGCTGTCCGCAGTGAGCGGCGCCGAGGAGGGTGGTTCACGCAGTCCACGTCGGGTAACGCGGAAATCGGTCCCGCCATCGGAAAACTCCGGGACGACGCGCGCGACCTTCGACGCAACAATTCATACGGTCGCCGGGCGGTGCGCGAGTGGTCTAAGCGGGTTGTTGGATACGGAATCACTCCGCGTCCCGCAGCAGGACCATTCGCCGCGCGCATAAAGGCCCGCTGGGATCAGTGGTCGCAGCAGTGTATGTCAGACCGCCGGATGCCCTTTTCCGCCGCCGAGAGGCTGATAGTGTCGTCGCGTTTCACGGACGGAGAAGTGCTGGTACGGCTTTGGGACAGGCGGGTTGGAGACGGATTGGCGGTGCCGTTTCAGATTCAGGTGCTTGAGTCGGACTATCTCGATACGTCGATCACCCGCGGAACCGATGCTGGATACATTATCCAGGGCGTCGAATTCGACTCGCTGGGTAGAATCCGCGGGTATTGGCTGTTCGGGCAGCACCCCGGAGATGTCTTGCAGATGTCTGCGCGCGGAATATCCAGCAGGTTCATCTCGGCGGAAGCGGTTCTGCACCATTTAGAGATTGAAAGGCCGGGAGATGTTCGCTCCGTGAGCGAGTTCTGCGCTGCAATGGCGAAGTTGCGGGACATCGACGAGTACTCGGACGCCGAGATCGTCCGCAAGAAGATCGAGGCCTGCCTGACAGCATTTGTTCAGCAGCCCGAAGGAGCCGACGGACCATCGACCGGGGAGAAGGTGACCGACGCGGACGGAAATACCGTAGAGAAATTCGCTCCGGGGATGGTGATGTACGGTCCTCCAGGGGCAGGAGTTGAGTTGTTCGCCCCCTCCAGCGGAGGGAATTATGCGGAACACAAGAAAACAGAACTGAGAGAAGTCGCCGTGGGGCTCGGGATACCCTATGTCCTGCTCGATGACAATCTTGAGGCCGTGAACTACTCCAGCTACCGCGGAGGATTGCTGGCGTACAAAGACTCGATTGAAGAATACCGGTGGAACTGGCTGATTCCCCAGGTTCTTGATCCCATCTGGCGTAAATTCATCGATACGCTCGTTCTGAATGGAGATATTCCAGAGCCGTTCTACGAACATTCGTGGGATGCCCCTCCATTCGAACTGCTCGACCGCGGAGCGGAGGCCGAAGCGGACCGGGCAGAACTCCAGATTGGTAAAAAGACGTGGCCTCAACTCATTGGTGAGCAGGGAAACGATCCAGAGCAGCAGATTTCTGAGATTGAATCCTGGAGAACGCGCCTGGAGTCGGCTGGAGTGACGTTTGCACGTTCGACCACATCCACAGAAGGGGGTAACAATGGGGCACAAGCTCCCAATCCAGCTAATTGAGGCCGAGTTCTCGGCCACCGACGCAAATAGAGAATCGCGTACGGTCCCAATGACGTTTTACGCCGGCGCCAGAGTCTTGCAGTTCTCGTGGGAAAAGGGGCTGCATCATTTGACGCTATCGTTGGACCCAGGATCTGTGCGGCTCGGATATTTTTCGAGCGGGAGAGCCCCATTCACGCTCGGTCACGCAGACGCTAACAATCCGTTGGCCACCATCGGAGTAATCGAAAACGCCAGAATCGACGGCAGTAAGGCTGTCGCCGACGTCCGCTTCTCAAAGCGGGCAGAAGTAGACCCGATTATCAATGACATCCTGGATGGTATAACCCCCAATACATCGGTGGCGGCCAAGCTACACAAACTCCGGGAGACCACCAAGGACGGGGATGCGCTGCGCTCTTTCGTGGCGACGGACTGGGAACCCTACCACGTAGCACTTGTCGGCGTAGGAGCCGACCCTGGCGCTCACTTTTCAGCAGTCTGCGAGACGGACTGCGAGATCGAATTTGTAGGACGGGCTATCAGCCCAAAGGAGCACATGATGGGAGAAACCACCATCAATGCGGGCGAACAGGCCCGCTCTGGCACCGACGCCACACAGGCAGCACTGGCGGCTGACCGGGCGCGCGTGGCCGAACTCACCGCCATCTCGCAGCAGTATACGCGGATGGGCGGAACCGCTGACCTCAATTTGAGCGCGGCAATCACTGACGGGACCACCGCGGACGTCTTCCGGCGCGCGGCCTTCGATCAATTGGCGAACCGGCAGGAAGCTGTTCCTACGCGCGGACACGCTCAGGTGACGCGCGACGAGCGCGACACAATCCGGATGAATGCAAGCGCTCAGGTGATGGCGCTGTTCGACGGAAAAAACAGGGTCGAGAACGCGAATGAATTCCGGGGCATGAGCGTACTGCGCTTGGCTGAGGAGTTGCTGACCCGTTCCGGAACCAGCGTCCGCGGCATGTCCCGTTCGGATATCGCCACTCTCTCCATGCACGCAACCGCCGACTTCCCATACATCCTGGCGGATAGCGCCCGCAAACAGATGCTCGCGGCCTATTCAGTGGCTGTCCCCACCTACAAGGCATGGGCGAAGGCGAGCACAACTCCGGACTTCAAGACGATGTCACGGATGCGCCTTTCCGAGACTCCAAGTTTCATTTCTGTACCGGAAGGCGCTCAGATCTCCCTCGGGACAATGACCGAATCGCGCGAGCAGTATGCCATCGCTACGTACGGACGCGGAGTTTCGTTCACCCGCCAGATGCTGATCAACGATGACCTCGGCGCGTTCAACGATCTGATCGCCGCCTTCGGATACCAGGCTTCCCGACTGGAAAACAAGACGGTTTACGCGATTCTGAACGCTAACGGGAACATGTCCGACAGCACGGCCCTGTTCCACGCCAATCACGGGAACCTCGGGACCGGCGCGATCGGAAACACTGGGCTGGATGCCATGTTTACGGCGATGGCCGTACAAAAGGGGATGGACGGCACCACCGTACTGAACCTGAGTCCCGAATTTCTGATCGTCCCCGCTGCCAAAAAGTCAACGGCCCTAACGGCGATGATGGCCGTCGGCCCGAACGTGAAGACGAGCGACCAAAACTGGTTCGCCGGCCGCCTACAGGTGGTGGCGGACGCCGAACTCGATGGAACGAGCACCTCGGTATGGTATGCGGCCTGTAATCCGGCGATCGCTCCAGCCGTCGAATACGCGCACCTCCAGGGAGCGGAAGGTCCGCAGATCCTCCGCAAGGAGAACGAAGACGCGATTCTTGGCGTTCAGTTGTACGCCTGGCTCGACTTCGGTGCGAAGGCGGTCGATTGGCGGCCGATTTACAAATCCTCGGGAGTGTAGCCGGCACACTGACAATCAAAGATGGGCGGGTTGCGGACCGCCCTAATCTAAAGGAGATTTACCTACAATGACTGGATACATCGTTCCCAATCCTCCGTTCGTATCGCCCAAGGCCACCGTTACTGCCAAGGCAGCGGACGCCACGCTAACCGTCGCGGAGGTACATGGCAGCCAAATCACGAATACCGGCGCCGCTGCCACCATCACTCTGACCCTGCCCGATCCGGCCACGGCCGGCGGATGCGCATTCCGCGTGCAGTTGACAGTTGCTCAAATTGTGCGGCTCTTGCCGCCCACCGGGAAAAAAGTCTACCTCGGGGGTAGCGGAGTTGCCAGTAAGTATCTGAACATCGCAGCGGTGATCGGGAACTACTGCGACGTGTTCTGTGACGGAATCGACTACCTCGTAACGTCCTACAGCGGCGTGGTGACCAAAGAAGCCTAGTAACCCCAGCAGGGGCCCGGAGTCACTTACGGGCCTCTTGAATTCTGTTCAGTGTCTATATTCGAAGATCTAAATCGAGCCTGCGTAGAGGTGTTCTCGGACGGGGAGTCCCTTACGTACAATCATCTATCCGGATTCTCCGAGACCCTGACGGGAGTATTCGTAGACCGCGTGGATGAGCCATCGGCGCCAGGGCCCATTACGCGTTTGTCCATCGTGTCCGCAGATCTTTCCGAGGACCCATCAAAAAGGGACACTGTGTGGCGTGAAAACGGATGCACGTACCTCGTTACAGAGATCCATGCCGATGGGGGAGGCATGACGCATCTGCAACTGCGGAAGTATACCTGATGGCACTCAAGCTCAAAATCAACCGGATTCCGCGCATAGCGTCGATTCGCTTCACGCGCGCTGAAATGCGGGAGATCGGGGCCGCTGTTCGCGATGCCGAAGTTGATCGCATCCACCAGGGGCTCAAGCCGGATCTGTCAGCAGCAAAACCTCTGTCTCGCGGGTACGCGATCACGAAGACGCGCAAGACCGGCGGTCGTGCAATCCGTGACTGGCGGCTCAAGAACGATTTGCCAGCATCTCTGAAAGTGACAGTCGCGAGTCCGGAACTCGCGATCATAAAGTTCCCCGCGGAAACGGTACGCAAGGCCTTAGTGCGGGAGCAGTCAGACGACATGTTCTCGATGTCAGAGCGCGGAGAAGAGGCCGGTAACAAGGTAGCCCAGAAGTATCTCGAAAAGGCAGTGAAGCGAGCGGTATCGTAGGATGGCAAGTCCGGCCATATCCCAGGCGGTCATGTCCGCTGTCGAGTCGGCGATGGCGGCACAGTTCAACGCGAAACTGGCCGCGGCATGCTCAGACTTCGGCATTGCGTCACAGTCGTTCTCGATGACCTTCACTCCGGCTCCTGACAACGGCTATTTCAGGGCCC